ATAATGCAGCTTATGTGGCTGTTGAGGAAACCTATGGCGACCTTAGTTATAATGGTCATGCTAAAAAAGGAAAAGAATTTGAAAACCAAATGACAAACTTTGGTATATTAATGGAAATTAAAGGTATTGAAGATCCATTTAAGTGGAGTAGAGATGTAGTACAAAAACTTCAAATTAATGGAACTGGTACTTACTATTCACCAAATAAAACTCGCAAACCAGGACTTACATCAGAAAATAATACAGTATCTGCTGTACAAGTAGATACAATGGATATTTTATTTGAATCATTAGGTGAAGAATATGCTCAATATATTGAGGATTTTATTACTAATATGCAAATTATATTTCCCGAAATGGGAGATGATTGGGGTATATATATGCCTGAAGTAAAATACCTATCACCAGAACCATTAGTAAACTACGAAGATTTATCATTAAACGAATATCCAAATGTACACTTTGCAGGTGACGCATTAAGCGCTCGTGGTATTACAGTATCAGGCGCACACGGAATTTATATTGCAGAAAACTTAATAAAATAAAATGACAGAAACTAAAAAACTAAAAACATCAGATGGAACAATAGTATATTACTTAGATGGGAAAATGCATAACTTTGATGGCCCAGCTTACACACCACAAGGTAACAAACGCGCAGCTGAATATTATGTATTCGGAATCAAATTTACTAAAGACCAGTTTGATAATATTAAAAAAGATAATAACGGCGTTCCGTTCTATAAAACAGCAGCTGGTAGAGCATCAGGTACTAGGGTTTAAGCAGAATAAAAATTATATCTTCACTATATGGAAGAAAGAAGAGGTAGACCAGCAGCGATAATACAAGAAGAAGCTCCACGTAAATACACTCGTGTTTATGAAGATGAATACGCTATTGAAACGTGGAGTTTTGATGTAGATAAGTTTAGAAATGGACCTATTAGTGTCGATATCAAGTATAAGGCGGGTGCTGAGAAAGCTATTAAATTGAATGCTAAAAATAATAAGCAGGAGAAAAAGACAGCACGTCAAATGAAAAAAATAAACGAAAGAAATAAATGAGAATAGGATTAGCAGGTACAATGAGTGTAGGTAAAACTACATTAGCAAAAGCATTAGGTGAATTAGATCAATTTAAAGATCATAATGTACAAACTGAGCGTAGTAAATACTTACGTGATTTAGGTATTCCATTGAATACTGATTCTACATTAAACGGTCAATTTGTATTTCTAGCTGAACGTGCTACTGAATTATTATATCCAAACATTATCACAGACAGAACAATATGGGATGTTTGCGCATTTACATTCTCAGCTAAATCTATTGATTGGTTTGCTAAACGTTCATTTGTTGAGGCAGCTATGATGCTTCGTGATCAATATGATGTAGTATTTTATGTATCGTCTGAAGGCGTACCTATTGAAGATAATGGTGTACGTACTATTGATGTTGAATATCGTGATAAAATCGATTGGGCTATTCGTGAATCATTAGAAGAATATAAACCTAATAAATTAGTATATATTAAAGGTACAACCGAGGAACGTATTGCTACAATTTTACAAAATATATAATATTTATATGCACAATAAAAATAACATGAAAGTATCAGAATTAAAAGAAATCATCCGCAAAACTATTAAAGATGTGGTAGATGAAGCAACACAAAAAACAACAATTGACTATAAAAACCCATCTCAATCTGATAAAATACTAGACATAGACCCTTCAGATACTACAACAATTAATAAATTAAAATCAGACCCTGCTGTAGGTAGTGTAACTGCCGGAACTAAAAAAATTAAAGAAGCAGATTTAGATGAATTAGCTAACGTAGCAGTACGTTATGAATTAGCTCCTGATGTTAATGCTGGTGATTTTGCTGGTAAGAAGAATAGAATCCTTACAGCAATGCAAGCTACAGAAGAACCAATGTCAAAAATTGATGTAGCTGGTGAATTAGGATATAACAAACAAAATCCAATTAACGCTGATTTTATGGAACTTGTTGCTGCTGGCGCAATTGTACAATCAGGAGGACAAGCAGCTCCACGTCTAAATCGTCCAGCAAGTGCACCAACTACTGCCGCTACTGATAATGAATTTGATTTCATTCAAGGTGATATGACCGATGATGAAGTTGATGCTACATTTGCTAAAGCAGCTGCTGCAGGAGATGAAGAACCAGAAATTGGTGATATCGAAAAAGCAGATAGATCTGCTACTCAAATATCAGATGATGATTATGAAGCGTTTATGAAAGTTTCTGATTTAGAAAATCGTTTAGCTTCTACCAAATCTAACATCTTAAAATTAAAAAAAGGTAAAGGAGCTGCAGATGATATTAGTGATAGACCATCAAACGAATTACAACGTTTACGTGATTTAAAAGTATCATTAGAAAAACGTATTGGTGATACTGTTGCTTCTTCTAAATACTTACAACAACGTCAAGAAAAGGCTACAGGTAAAAAATATGAGCCTATTGAAATAGAAGATGTAGAGACAGAAGAGCCAATAGACGAATGGGCAGTCGGTAGAGCACAATATTATGCAGGAATAAAAAAATAAAAATATGTTATCAAAATTAAAAAAAGCATTACCAATTATTATATTTGCAGTAGTAACTGTAGTAATAGGTAGTGTGTTATTTGAAAAATGTGGAAGTAATGCTGAGCATAAAGCATTTTTAGCTCAAGTAGATAGCTTACATAAAGTAAACGATTCATTAGAAGCAAAAATTGCTAAAGACGATGCTGCAATTGATTCTTTAGATATAGTAGCTGTTGAGTTACAATATAAAGTAGATCATCAAAAAGCTAAAGTTAAAACTATTGTTAAGTACATTGAATTAGAAAAAAACAATATCGATGCCTATTCTGATCCTGAACTAGTAAGCTCATTGAACAACCGTTACCCAGCAGATACAATTACTAACCCATTATTAATAGCTCAACCAGTATTAGTTAGCGCTGCTAAAGATTTAGTAGAATTAGATGGTGCTAAACAAATTATCGTATTAAAAGATAGCTCTATCAATACATTAGAAGCAAAAGTAACAGTTAAAGATAGTGTTATTGGAAAATATGCTAATAAAGAACTTAACTACAAAAATATTATCTTGAATAAAGATAAAGAAATTGCTGGATGGGAAGGACAATACCAAAAAATAGAATTACAATACAATAAGTTAAAAGTTAAATCTAAATTTCAACGTATAGGAAGCTATATCGTTATTGGTGGATTAGCTTACTTAATGTTAGCAAAATAGTAGTGCTACCTTAGGGATTCACTCCGTTAAGCATTCTTAGACCAATGCGAAACATGCCCCGCTATAGTCTCAGTATTATAGCTCTCTAACCCGACCCCGTAAGGTCGGGTTTTCTTTATATATTTATATACATGAGTCAAGCGAACATTAAAGAAATAATTAAGCAGGAATACATCAAATGTGCTACGGATCCTGTGCATTTCTTTAGAAAATATTGTTATATTACCCACCCTGTAAAGGGTAGAGTATTATTTCATTTATATCCATTCCAAGAAGAAGTATTAAATGATTTTAGAAATAATAGATTTAGTATTATAAATAAATCAAGACAGTTAGGTATATCAACATTATCAGCTGGTTTTGCTTTATGGACAATGCTGTTTAATAAAGATAAAACAGTGTTGTGTATTGCAACAAAGCAAGAAACAGCTAAAGGAATGGTAGAGAAGGTACAGTTTATGTACAACTCATTACCTACTTGGTTAAGAGGTAATATAAAACCATTATCAGACAATAAACTATCGCTTAAACTAGCTAATAACTCTCAAATTGTCGCTACATCAGCCGCATCAGATGCAGGTAGATCGTACGCCGTTTCGTTACTTATTGTAGATGAGGCTGCCTTCATTGAAGGGATTGATAGAATTTATACAAGTATTAAACCAACCATTGCAACGGGTGGCGGAATTATAGCATTATCTTCACCAAATGGTGTTGGTAACTGGTTTCATAGAATGTATACCGATGCTGAGATAGGAAAAAATGAATTTAAAGCAATTAAATTAAAATGGGATTTACATCCTGATAGAGATGCTAAATGGGAAGAAACAGAGCATGCAAATATGTCTCCAAGAGAATTTGCTCAAGAATATGACTGTGACTTTTTAGGATCTGGAAATTCCGTTGTTGAACCTGAATTATTATCTTTTTATGAAGAAACTTTTATACAAGAACCGGTTGAGCGTCGCTTCATGGGCGGCGATTTTTGGATATGGGTTTATCCTGATTATTCTAAGCAGTATATTGTTTGTGCCGACGTTGCTCGTGGTGATGGGAGTGACTATTCAGCATTTCACGTTATTGATGCAACGACGTGTGAGCAAGTGGCTGAGTATAAATCGCAAGTGGATACCCGTACTTTTGGTAATATGTTGGTATCTGTTGCTACTGAGTATAACAATGCTTTACTTGTAGTCGAAAACGCAAACATCGGTTGGGATGTAGTAAACACAATTATAGAAAAAGGATATCCTAAAATGTATTATTCACCTAGAGCATATGGTGATATGAGTATGGATAAGTGGTTAGATAAAATGGATTCAAATCAAACCGTTCCTGGATTCACTACATCAGTTAAAACAAGACCACTTGTTATCTCAAAAATGGAGTCGTATATTCGAGAAAAGGCATTTATATTTCATTCAAAACGCTTATTAGAAGAGTTACGTGTATTCATTTGGCAACATGGTAAAGCACAAGCACAAAATGGATATAATGATGATTTGGTAATGGCATTGGGAATGGGATTATTTACTCGTGATACAGCAATGAAATTCTATGAACAAGGAATGGATTTAAATAGAGCAATGATCTCAAGTATTACTAGGACAGGACAAGATTATGCAGGTCCTTTAATACCTGGGGGTCAACAAAACCCATATATGATAGATAATGGACATGGCGATTTCGAAGATATGACATGGGTGCTTAGTTAATAAATATTTATTGGTATAATAAAACAAAATAATGGCAGAACAACAACCAGGTTTGTTTGGTAGGTTAACACGTTTATTCAGTACAGATGTTGTCATCAGAAATGTTGGTGGTAATCAGTTAAGAACAATAGATGTTGATAAAATCCAAGCCTACGGTAACGTAAAAACAAACGCATTAATAGATAGATTCACTAAGTTGCATAGATACGGAGCTAATATGCCGTATAATCCAACAATGAACTATCAAACATTGCGTATTCAGTTATATACTGACTATGAAGCAATGGATACAGAATCAATCATTGCATCAGCATTAGATATCATTTCTGATGAATCTACATTAAAGAATGAGGCTGGAGAAGTAATACAAATTAGAAGCTCTGACGAAAATATTCAACGCATTTTATATAATTTATTCTACGACATTTTAAACATTGAGTTTAATTTATGGATGTGGACTCGCAATATGTGTAAGTATGGTGATTTTTACTTGCATATGGAGATTGCTGAAAAATTTGGTATTTACAACGTAACGCCACTATCAGTTTATGATATGGTTCGTGAAGAAGGACAAGATGCTCAAAACCCATCTTACGTATGCTTCAGAATCGATCCAATGGTAATCGCTGCTGGTGGTATGAGTAGCCGTGTTAAAGATAGAGATGGTAAGATCAAATTTGAAAACTATGAAATTGCGCATTTTAGGCTATTAACTGACGCTAACTACTTGCCTTACGGGCGCTCGTTTATTGAGCCTGCTCGCAAAACTTACAAACAGTATGTGCTGATGAAAGATGCAATGTTATTGCACCGCATCACACGTGCCCCGGAAAAACGTATATTCACTGTAAACGTTGGTAACATACCTCCAAACGAAGTAGATGGATACATGCAGAAGATCATGCAGAAGATGAAGAAAACTCCTATGATGGATCATCAAACTGGTGAATATAACTTAAGATATAATTTACAAAATATGATGGAAGATTTCTATCTTCCGACTCGTGGTAATGATACAGCAACTAAGATTGATACAATCAAAGGTTTAGAATATAACGCGATTGATGACGTGAATTTCCTCCGCGATGAGATGTTAGCAGCGCTTAAGGTTCCTAAAGCATATTTTGGATTTGAAAAAGATTTAACTGGTAAAGCTACATTAGCAGCTGAAGATATTCGCTTCGCTCGCACAATTGAGCGTATCCAACGTATTATCTTATCTGAATTATATAAGATGGCATTAGTACACTTATACGTTCAAGGATACGATGGTGAAAACTTATCGAATTTTGAATTATCATTAACTGTACCATCAGTAATCTACGAACAAGAGAAAGTAGCATTATGGAAGGAAAAGATTGATCTAGCTAAATCAATGCAAGATACAAACTTAATACCTTCAAACTATATTTACCACGACATATTCCAATTCAGTGAAGACCAATATGACGAAATGCGTGATTTAGTTATTGAAGATAAGAAACGCACATTTAGATTAGCTCAAATCGAAAATGAAGGTAATGACCCAGCTAAAACTGGTAAGTCATTCGGTACACCACATGATTTAGCTTCACTATATGGTAAAGGTAGATCAGGAATGGATACCGAAGGAGAAGTACCTCCAGGATATGATGAGAAACGTCCAGTTGGTCGCCCTCAAGAAAAAGCATCTATTGTTGGTACACAAGACGATCCATTAGGCAAAGATAGATTAGGTAGTATTGAGAATAGTACATTATATACCGCTAATATACCTGATGAAGGTAGTGGAACACCA